GAATTGGACTTGCCGGATTATGATGTCGACATCCTCGACAGTGATCCGGTGATGATTGCCAGTCAGGCCTTTTCATTTGTGCGGATGCTCGATCGTGCGCGGGTCAATGATGCGGCCAAAGCCTTGCTTGCCGCCTATGCGACCGGCACCGACCTAGATGCACTTGTCGCCCGGCAAAACCTCACGCGGCTTGACGGTGAAAACGATGTGCAGCTGTTGCGCCGTTATCTGCTTAGCTTTGAGCGGGCAGCGGCCGGCTCAAGATCAGGTCTTTTATTCCGGGCCTTTACGGCCGCACCATCCCTTCATGATTGTGAGGTAAATGGGCAGGCCGTGCATGGACGGCTTGGCGATGTGGATATTGTCATCGCCACCAGCGCCGACGGGTCGCTTGATCAGGCCGTCTTTGATGCGGTCCATGCAGCACTGTCTGATGAGGAGGCTTTTCCGGAAGCCACCACACTTATTTTCAACAGGGCAGAGACCCTGTTTTATCCGGTCCGGCGTACCGTGCATGTGCCCCGCGGCATCGATCCGGGCTTGGTCAAGGTCGAAGTTGAAGCGCGCCTTTCGGCTGCGACATCAGCCCGCGCTTTTATCGGTGCCAGTGTTCCGGCTGACTATCTGACCGGCGCTTGCTACGGTGCGAACGTGATTGACGTAACGGGCGAAAGCGCAGACGTCATTGCCGACCGGTACCAAATGCCTGTCGCCCAGGCACTTGAAATCACCGTTGAGGTGGCGTCATGACCGGAGCGCTACAAACCAATACGCTTTTGCCTGACAGTGAAACCAACCCGTTCACACGCTCGCTTGCTGCCGGTGCCGGGGCGAGCCTTGACGATGGTTTGCGTCAGGCTCTGTCGCCGGCAACAGCGCCTGCCGAGCTGCTCAGCCATCTGGCGGTCCATGAGGCTGTTGCGCTTTGGTTTGATGATTGGGACGAGGCGACAAAGCGCCTAGCAATTGCGCAATCCCTGCGCATGCGATCACTGATCGGCACGCTGCCGGCTCTGAGAGAATTTCTCGCGCTTGTGGGCGCTGAGATCATTGACCGCCAAGCCTATCCGGCGCGCTTCATTTTTGGGCGTTCGCGTATCGGTTACGATCCGATCCTGATCAGACCATTCCGTGGGCGATACCTCATCAAGACTAATCTGGCAGGTCGGCAGCGAGCGTTGCGCTTCGGCAAATCGACACTCAACAATAAGTTTGTTCTGCGACCGCCGAGCCGTGAACCAATCCGTCGCGCGACTGCGGCTGCCGTCGCGTCCAAGGTGCCGGCCACACAATATCTTTTAGATTTCGGCCATCGCCGCCGTGCGGCTTTTGCCGATTTGCCCACATTCGCCGATTGGACATCGTTCAACCGAACCTTTGTAGACCGCAACAAGTTGAGACAAGACACATGAAGCGCAAACTGTTTGATGATGTGGAGTTTGCAAATGCCGCAGACTTTGATGAGATCGGTGAGATCGCGCTGGCCGGCTTGGAAGCGGTCACCGGCGATGTCGGTGGCTGGCCGGCGCATTGGGCAGGCTTCACCGTCACCAAAAAGAACAATCAGGAAATCACCGTTTCAACCGGTCGTCTTTATGAGGGCTCGCTTGGCTATCAAAACGAGGCTGCATTTGACTATAATGTCTTCTCGCTAATTCCGATCGGTTCAACGGACGAAAAGTGGATTGCGATTATTCTGCGCGGCAGCGAGCGCACGGTTTCAGCGTCCGCGTTGATTGACACGACGCCGGATGCAGAAACGCAGACACCGGTTCAAACGGACATCCCCAAAACTTTTGAGCGGTTTATCGATCTTGTGACGCAGGCAGGGCCAGCCGGCCCGCCACCTCAAGCCTATCCGCAAGTTGCTGCTGTCGACTGCGCGATCGCTATGGTTCGTTTGACTGTGAATGGTGTGGAAGAAGTTGTGCCGGTCAATGATGATCGGGTCAAAACCGTTCATGAAATCGAAGGCCGCTTGGTTGTTGTCGAAGCCAAGATTGACGAGATTTTCGAGCGAATTAATTCAATCGAAACCGATGTTGCCAACCTAGGCGCGGCCGTCAAAGACATTCCACGGCCAGAAATCGTTCGACAGATGCAGCGACAGATCAGCGAGAATGCTATCGCTGCCCGCGTCGATCCTAATGCGGTCGCATTCCGCTATGATCCGGGCCTCTTTTATGAACCGACCGGTAGCAGCGCTGGATGGGATATCACCCATCCAGATGCGCAGTTTCGGGTCAAGCAAGGTATCCGGTTCAATTGGGCTGCCTATCGCGATGCGCGCATGGAAGTTCAAAACGAGGATGATCCCAACATCAGGATCGGTGCGCGCCGACGAACGGTGCCAGCCTATGACGAAGTCATTCGGATTTCGCATGATGTGCCAACCGAAGCGCGTGCGTTGAACCAGTTGGCATCCAGCGTTCAGACCATGGTGAAGAAGGAAATTGCGCGCGAGGAGATCATTTACGGTCCGGTCAAAAAATATTGCATGAATGCGGCGCAGTTTGCCAATGTGGTCCGCGGATTGGAGGTCGGTGAGACTTTCTTCATTAACCAGGATATCACCGCTCAAAACAACAAGCGCATTGAGGCGGGCAAATACCAACTCGTGACTTCTGATGGTGAAACCAGCGGCAATCATAAGGATAAGTGGCGATACATCAGGCAGGTAATCCGTAGAAGCTGGACGGAATATTACTGGGACGCCGAGATTGAAGATATCACGGTGACCGGCTCAACGCATTCGCAAACATTTCTCTGTTCTCAGCCGTTCGTAATGACCGGCGTCGATATCAATTTGGCATCTGTTGGCGCAGACGGTGTCTTGCACGTTCTGGTGGCTGAGTGCGGCTTTAATGGCACGCCGGACAAATCGGCGATCCTTGCGCAGGGTAGCCTCGATCCAGCCGACATGGTGACCGGTTGGAACACCATTCCCATCGACCTAACCACCTTGAAAACCGGTAAGCGCTATGCGCTGATCTTTGTCACCACTGGCAACCACAAGGCCTGGGTATCAAAGGCAGGCGAGTATGCTGGCGGCACCATGTTCGTCGATACAGATGGTGCGTTTCAACAGGGTGATCTGTTGACCGATATCAACTTTCGGGTGCGCGGCGCGCGTTTCATGAACGTGCGCACAACCATTCCGTTTGATCCACTCACGCTCGAAAACGGGATGACCGACATTCGCATTCTTGCAAAGACCATCGTGCCGGATGGCTGCGCGCTTGAGTGGGAGCTGAAGCCTCAAACCGCAAGCGGTTGGAATACACTTGAAGAGGCAGATCGTGGCGCACACCCGCTGACCAACCTGCCGCCCTTGACGCAGGTCCGGTTGGTTATGGTCGGCACCAAGGATCTTCAACCGCTTATTGTGTTGGACAGCACCCTGCGCGGCGAAACGGGCCGCCATGCCAATACGATGGTGGCGGTTTCAGAGGAAATCGACTTTGGGCTGACCTCGTCGGAAATCGTTTGTGAGTATCGCATCGACGGTTGGATTGACGCTGAGCACACATTCAACCCGACGCTGATTGTTGGTGGCGTGACCATCCAGGCAACGACAGAAAGCGCACCTGAAATCTTGCCAACCGAAGGGTTGGCTGGCGAGCGCATCAAGATCATAGCCGTTTTCCAACTGGCAGGACCGACACAGACTTGCCACCTTCGTCCAGAGATGACCGCTGCCAATGTCGTGGAAGTCCCGTTCATCGAAGACGTTTCAATTCATGCTCTCTAAGGAAAAGCCGATGGCCGCAATCGCCAACAACAAACGCTATTGGGTGAAGCTGATGAAGGTGGTCCGGCTTGGAAAAGTCAAACTCCTTCCTCTTCAAAAGCACAAGATGAGTGGCGCAACGTTGAAGTCCATCATCGACAAAGACGGGGATGCGGTAGCCACCTATGAGCCAGTCTGATCAATACAACGCTGCGCCTGGCGACAACCCCGAGCAAAAGTTCAATGCGCTTGCCCAAGGGATAACGGCGCGCGTCATACAGTTGGAGCAGTGGCGATCTGCTAATGATAATCTTGTCATCAACACAGAGACAATTATCGCTGGCGTCATCAGCAATTTGCAAACCGATCTGGACGCTTTAACGGTCGACATCACCGCGGCGCAGGTAATCGCTGATCAGTTGCTTGCTGGTCAGGCGCCAGATGCTCTGCTGCTCGAAGGCTTGCCCGGCTCGTTTTATCAAGACCTTGACAACTCCACAGGTACTTTGCCCGATGAACGGTTACCTGAAAGGCTTGGCAAAATATGCAGGTTTGTGAATGACGTTCACAGCATTGATGCCGCAGGCCTCTACAGGTGGTCATCGAGTGCTGGTAACAGCCCAGACAATCAGATCAGATATGCAATCGCTTTCCGGTATGACGCCAACGCACTAGCATTGTTCTCGTTCAGGCTGACTGGCGACGGTATGATGTTCAAGCGGCAGGCAGGCGGCGTTTGGCAGGATTGGGAAGAAGCGCCGATCAAGCAAAGCGAACTGGACGCCAGGTATGCCCAGCGCTCTGGCGATGAGACACGTGACTTCTTTGCGAAGCTTCTCACCGCTGCTGGCGGCAGCGTCTTTATTAGAAGCGCATCTTTGGGCTCTAACTCTCACGTTTGGTTTAGAGATAATGATAACCGTAACACGGCTCTAATCTTCTCAAATCCACTGTTACAGCGCCTAGACTTGCGTGCTTATAACGCGACAGGAACAGCTTCTACGAGCCTGAACCTGAATTTCGCAGGCGATATGACATGGAACGGAAGCACCGTTCTTGACACTCTAAACACGCCTGGGATCACACCGGCGCAGTTAGTCGCTGGCACTAACACGACATACGGACGGGTCAATGCTGCGGGCGTTAAGGCGGCTATCGAAGCGCATGCTATTGGGCTTGGTGATGGTCAAACTTGGCAGGATGTTGAGGCCAGTCGTTCAGACGGAGTGTCGTATCAAAACAGCACCGGTAGGACCATTGCTGTTGCCATTGCGACTTCCGCTACGGCGAGTGTGCAGGTCTCAAGCGACAATATCAATTGGGTGCTTTTAAATGATATTGGCAATGACCCATCGGAGAGCGGCATTAGTTTTGTGGTGCCAGACGGCAACTACTATCGAACGCAAGGCGCGTCGATCAGAACTTGGGTAGAACTACGCTAAGAGAGAGCCTCATGACAGACATTCATATTGTGGACGGGAACGGCAATCATCGGGTCATTACAACGCGCCCAGATGAAGTGGTCGTCAAACTACGGCCAAGCTTGGTTCTGGATGGTGCAGACTGGATTGCAGTACCCAACGAAGATCAAACCCGTATCGGCCTTGTGGGCGTCGACGACGATTACCGTGAAATCGATTATGCCGCCGACGAAAAGATTGTGTCGGCACCACCTGGCGCAAATTACGCGTGGATTGACGAAGAGTGGGTGGAAATACCAACCACGCGAGACATCGCTTCAGAAGCCAATGTCCATGCGCTGAAACTCAAGATCGCGGTGCCGAACGGCGAAGGGCACAATTATGATGAAACTGTTCAGGGCCTCGCTGACGCCACGCAGCATTTCACGCAAAGATCGACGCAGCTCGGTATCAAATTGACGCGCGGAACCATCACCACCGATGAAGATGCCGAGCTGAAACGCATTGAAGACGGGCTTGCCTACTGGCAATTCATCGACAGTGTAACGCCGGTCATTGCCGCTGACGAAAACGCAGCTGACCCCATTGCTGATGACCCTCGCTGGCAACCACCCGCCACCTGATTTTGAATGCACTCTTTGGTGGGACGTCTGGCTAGGCGTTTCAATCAATCAGTGCTGCGTTGTGCACGACCTCGCTGGCGGCACCATTGCCTCACATTTTGCCGTAGGTCGGTGTGCCTTTGTTACGCTCGCAGCTGCATCACCCTTACATGCCATCCTTGGCGTGTTTGTCGGGACCATCATGACAGTAGGGCTGCTGACTGTGGGTGTTGTGTTTCGGCGCATGCGTGCCGTTCACCGGCACGTAACAGCAGAAAGGGCTGACAATTGTCAGCCCGCTGAAAAGGGCAAAACGGAGAACAAGTGACACACACTTGAACTCAATTGCTCTCAAAGGCAACCACCCATGTCAGGCACTACTCCCAACGTCGGCGTTCGCGTCTTTTCCGATCTGTCCAACACGCGCTCGACAATTTCCGTGCGCGATGGCGGTCTTGGCATCTGTTTGCCTGTCGATGGTGCTGCCGTGGACATGACCAAGAACGAACCATTCATCGTTGATTTGGCTGACCCGGCCGACATTGCCCGCTTTCCGGACGGCACGCTGGCGCGTGACACGCTTTCACAGTTGGCGCTTGCCGGCATGACCGCAAAGATCGTTTTCATTCGAGCCGATGAAGATCCCGATGCCGAGCTGCAGATTGGCAAGATCGCAGGGGACGCGGCTTCCAAAACCGGCATGCACGGTTTCAAGGATGCGCTCAGTCATGTGGGCTTTGAGCCAACGTTTCTGATTGCACCTTCCTATGGCGCGCTGCGAATTGGCGGGAATGCCAATCCGGTTGCCGCTGCCATGGACAGCGTATGTAACGAGATCATCGATTGCATGGGTGTTTTTGATACGCCGATCACGACCCGTGAAGCAGCGATTGAGGCGGCCGCCGATTTCAGCGGCACTTACAATATGATCGCCTGCTATCCGCAGGTGACCGTCAATCTGGGCGGCGCAAACGTTACGCGCCCGCTTTCAACCCATGTGGCGGCTGCCCATCTGATCAGGGATGCCGAGGTTGGCAATCCGTTCAAGGCGGCCTGGAACCGGCAATTGACGGGTGTTTTGGGAACCGATCAGATTGTCACCTATCAGGATGGCAAAACCAGCCATGATGCCAATACGCTCAATCAGGGTGGCGTCGTCACGGTCATCGAGGGCAACCGCCTCTGGGGTCCGTACACGACCGCGACCGATCCAACGACCATTGGCTATCGCTCGATCAAGCGTATCCGTACACGCCGCGCGGTCGAGAAGGCCACGCTGAAGGCCATGCGCAAGCATTTGGCGGCTGACATTGGCCCTCATGCGGTGACCCAGATTTACACCGATGTTGCGGACTTCCTTGAAGATTTGACCAATCCGGAAATCGGCGCGCTCGTCAATTACGAACTGGTCTGGGATCGGTCCTTAAATGGCGGGGCTGTTCTGGAGGCGGGTGGCCTGCGCGTAAAAATGCGCTTTGCCGAAACGCCGGACCTGACCGACCTGCAGATTTATGCCGAACCCCAGCCTGAAGCCTTTGACCTATTGGCCGGCCGCATCGGGTCCGCACTGTCGGCGCTCGGCAATCAGAACATCCGCGTCAGCGAATAGGGACAGGAGCCATCTATGGACCGCATCATCTATGGCGGTAACGCCTACCTGAACAGCACGAATTTGCGCCTCGCATTGGCCAAGTTCAAAGTGCCTGACCTTAAGCGCGCTTCGGAAACATTGGGCGGCGGCGGCGGCTTTTTCAAGCTTGATATTCCCTATGAGATCGAACCGCTGCAGGCGACCTTTTCGCTGAATGGCGGGCATGAATATGTCCGTTCCGAATTCGGCAAGGAACCGGGCGACTGGACCAAACTCTATTACTATGAACGCATCCGCGACATCCGTCTTGAAGCGGACAAGCGCAATCTTGGCCGTGTCGTCATTCTCACCGGGCTGATCACTGAAGTGCAGCAGCCCGAAGTCGAGGGCAAGAAGGCCGGTCCAACCCAATATCAGTTCGGCACCATCGTTGATTATCGCGACATCTTGGACGGCCGTGTCATTCACCAGATGACACCGCAGTCCAACCGTCTGGTGATCAACGGTGTCGACTATTCCGAAGAACACAACCAAATCATCGCCGCCTGATTTTTTTATCGCCCGCTGTGGCGGGCTCCCGCGCAAAGGCGCGGACGGCCAGTCGGCCTTTTGAAGGAGAACCTTTATGGACGCCAAAATGGACAGCACCGACGATAGACGCACTGAAAACAATTCCATGCGCCATCAATATCGAAAACTGACGGACGACGAAAAAGCCCAGGTGCAGATGATCAAGGATGCTGGCGCAGATTTCATTGCCCAGTGTCATGTCATCGGCGGCACTGATCCAAATGGAGATCGCTTGGCCAGCCGCGATTTGTCTCTGGCAGTGACACATGCCGAAGACGCGGTCATGCGAGCTGTTCGTCACATCACAGCTTAGAGCGCGAAAGCGTGTCGGGCACTTTTGCCCGGAGCCCGTCACAACGGGCGATAAACCAAAAAGAGGAGCCGCCGCCCATGCCAAAGCCAACCAAAAAACTTGAGATAACCGACATCCCGTTGCCGGCGGATATGGAGCCTGATGAAACAGCTCCGGTTGTCGAGCCGTCCGAAGAGGATTTTGAGCAGCCAAAGACAACGGCCTTGCCCATCGCATCGCTTAATTTTCTCGACGATGAAGGCGTTTTGATCACGCTTAAACACCCATTCAAAGATGGTTTCGGGAACATCTGCAAGGAGATCAGATGCCGTCCTCTGTCGTTTGGGCAGGTGCAGGATTTCACCCGACGCGCTGTCGATGAAGACGGCATTGAACTGGCCGAGCTTTATGCCGCCATTGCCGGCATTGATCTTCCAACATTGCGCGGGCTGAAAGCAGAGGACGGTGAAGCCATCACCGACGCGGCGCAGGATTTTTTGCCCCGCGCATTCCGTGGCGACCAAAAGAGCGGGTAACCATGAGCCTGTTGCGCTGGCGTCGCGTGCTGATGGATGTCGCGGCCGCAACGGGCCAGACGCCGCTTGAAGTGGCTACTGGCATGAATTGGCACGAGGCGCTCTTGTGGTGGCACGAGGCGTCCGGCACTGGAGCGCGCAGCGGTGGGTGATCTCGACACAACGATGCGCCTGCGCCTCGATCAGGACATTGATCGGGAAGCCGCAAAGGGTGAAAAGGCGCTCAAGGAGCTGCGCGCCGAGGCCAAGAAGCTTGGCCGTTCTAGCGGCGCTGATGAGCTTGATCGTGATCTTGGCAAGGTGGGCCGCGGCGCGGATCGCGCCCGCGCCGATGTCAGCGATTTGCGCAAGGAAGCAGATCGCCTTAACCGTATCAGAACCGATGCCGCCGAACGGGAAATGCGGGCGTTGGGCCGTGCTGCCGACAGAACCGAAGGCAAGCTCCGCGATGTCAATCGCGTACAGCAAAGCGGCAAGGTCAATGCTTTGGTCGGACCGATGGGGCGGCTCCATTCGGCGGCTGTTGGTGTTGCCGGTGGCTTGGTTGCCGCCTTTGGCACTCAGGAAATCCTGCGCAATATGGGTGCCATGAAAGAGCGGGCCGATGAGCTGCAGGCCAGCCTGACCGGTCTCTTGCTCATCGAGGGCGAGTTCTCGCCTGAACGGCGGGCTGCCATGCAACGGCGCAATGACAAGCTGGGCATCCGCTATGGTATGACGCAGGATGCGATTTTGGGCGCGCAAACCGCCCTGGCCCAAGGCGGTCTGGTCGGTGACACACAAGATGCAGTACTGGGCCCCATTCTCAAGGCCTCTAAGGCCTCCGGCTCGTCGCCGGAAGTTATTGCAACCGCCGTGCGCGCACTGGTGCAGAACCTAGGCGTTGCGACTGACGACATCCCCACAGCACTCGACGCGATGCTCGCCGGTGGCAAATTCGGCTCCTTTGAAATTGAAGACATGGCGCGCGATTTTCCAAGCTTGGCCGCTGTCTATGCCAACTCCGGGCGGAGCGGTCTTGACGCTGTGCGTGAGCTGGTCGCCATGGCTCAGATCGTACGTGAAAACACCGGCACGTCCGGCGAGGCTGGAACGGCACTGAACGAAATCCTCTCCAAGATTTATTCGCCGGAAATTCTCAAGCGCATGGAGGAAAACGGAATCAATGTGGAACGGTTGGACCGGCAGGCGAAGGCCGACAATGTTCCTCTGATTTCCAAGCTCATCGAAAAGATTGAGGCCAAAGGTCTGACCGATCAATTCGGGTTGGGCGAACTGGTTGGCGACAAGAACGCGCGCCAAGCCCTGCAGGCGCTGGTATCCAAGGCTGATAAATATGCCGAGCTTTTGGATCAGGTCACCAATGAAAGCGCCGGCTCAGTCGACGAGGATTATGCCATTGTCGAGGAGCTGCCGGGTTCTCGCGCCGACCGACGCAGCGCTGCGCTGGGCGCTACCGGTCGTGGGATTGGCGAGCGCATAACACCACTTGTTGATGCCATCATGGACGGGGTCGTTGCCACCCTTTCCACCGATTATGCGCGGCAGCTCCGATTTGCCGACAAGGACAGTCTTGATATCAACAAGCGCATCCGCGCCGCCCAGGACGAACTGCAGCTGATAGAGGACAATCCTGGCTTTGTGCCTGGCGGGCAATTTCAGCAGGCAGAACTCAAGCAGCAAATCAGATTATTGGAAGCCCAACTGCGGACCATGGAAGAATTGCGCGGATTGCCAAAGGGCGCGCTGACCATGCCGGATATCGATACGCCCGGTGCGGCACTTGGCGACTTTAACGAAAAGCTCGACGCCGAACTCGCCGAAGCTGAAGCCAAGGTTCAAGCCGCGGCGGCGCGCATGAAACAGGCGCTCGGCTTCACCGCTTTCCCGACGATTGTGCCACGTGGTGGCAGCGTGCGCGATCAGAACCGTGCCGTGCGCTCAAGCCAGAATGGCGCGCTGCATGAGACCGGAGCACCGCAATGATCGGCATCGGCAAGGCACGATTGAAACCGTTTGGCCTGTCGCCTCAATCCGTCGCGCGCACCTCTGAAGTGCGGGTACCAGGCCGCGCCACCTTTCAGGGCATGGATTATCAGCTGACCGGCCGCGGCGAAAAAATCTCGACCATCACCGGCATCACCTTCCCGATCATCAGTGGTGGGTTGGACATGCTCAGTTGGCTTGAAGCGCATCATATGGCTCAGGACACGGTCAATCTGATCCGCCTCGGCAAAAACTTTCTTGGGCAGTTGGCGGCCACGGGCACGATCCGTTCCATGGAAGTTGAAGAAGATCAGCCGCATCCATTCACCGGCGTCGGCCGTCAGGTGCAAGTCAGCGTCGAGTTTGTGCATTTTGATGATGCGCAGTCGCTGGCGGCACGGGCGGCGCAAATAGCGTGGACGGCGCGTCTGACGGGCAGACCGACATGAGCGTCGTGACTGTGATGGCGCCCGGTGAGCGCGTGGACCAGTTGGCCAAGCGCATCTATGGCCGTGAAGCGAATGGGCTGGTGGAAGCGCTGTTGAGCGCCAATCCCGGGCTTGCTGCCACGGCGCAGTTGATCCCGGCCGGCACGCGGGTTCGCGCACCTGCATTGCCCGACGAAACCCAATCACCAAACATCAGGCCGTGGGACTGACATGGCCGTTCGCAAACCCTTCATTTCCATTGTTGGCGCTGGCGGCAGCAACATCGTGCCCAATCTGGGTCCGGCCTTCTTGGGTGTGACCATCACCGATCAGGAAGGCCATGAGAGCGATGAATGTGTGATCCGCATGGCCGACCAGGCCCCTTGGAACACCCCGCCTGCCAAGGGCACAAAATATGCCGTGCAAGCGGGCTGGGCCAACGGGGCGGGTAGCGCCATCAGCGGCGGTGCCATTGGCGGCATCTATGCCGTTGAAACATTTCGCAAGATTGGTGATCCCGACGAGGGCCGGTCTTTTGAAGTGGTGTGCCGGGCTGCTGATTTTATCGACAAGATGAAGAAGGCTGAAAGCGGCCACTATGACACCGAAAACGGCTTTGGCACGGCAGGCAAGATATTTGAGAAACTGGCCGCTGACGCCGGTGTTACCGCGCGCATTGATGCTGACATTGCCGCAATCAATATCCCGTATCGGGCAAGATGGAACCAGGCGGCGATTGATTTTGCAGCCGATCTTGCCGACGAGCTCGGCGCAGTCATCAAACCACAAAATGGCATGCTTATGGTTCGTGCGCGGGGCGCGGGCAAGTCGGTATCGGGTGCCGCACTACCACCCTGCGCCATCAATGCCGTCAATTGCTATGGGTTTGAGTTCGACATCGATCCGCGCCCTCAGCACAAGGACGTCGCCGGGCCGTGGTTTGATATAAAGGCCGGCCGCCTGAAGGAAGCGGTGGAAACAACAGCCGCCGAGTTTTCACGTGCTGCCATGATCCACCCGCTGGCCAGCGAAGCGGAAGCCAAACGGGCCGCCAAGGCACACGGCAAGGCGGGCAATCAGGCATCTGGTACCGGCAGCGTTGAGATGGCCGGCAGTGCACTGGCGCAGGCCGGTGCGCGCGCACCGCTCAGCGGCTTTGGTCCCGGAATTGATGAACTGTCATGGGAGATTGAAAGCGCCACCCATGAGATATCTCCCGACGAAGGATGGATGGTCGAGGTGGGTTTGCGCACCGTTGAGGAAGGGTCATGAGCGACAATTGGGACTGGTCTGACCTGTATGAAGGACACCAGAAAATCACGCTGCTACTGCCTGACCATGAGGCGCAAGAGTTGCTTGATCAAGCATCGCTCGAAGGCCGTTTGGTGGCACCCAATGTCGTCAAAGGCATGCCGTCCATCGTTTTTGGTGAGGAGGAAAATGCGCCGCCATTGGAACCCGTTCCGGCCAATGATGACAAGAAGGAAAGCAAAAAAGGCGATGCGCCGGACCCAAAGATTTCCATTTTGCCGGTGGTGCAACGTCAGCCTTTGGAACCCCTTTCGAAGCCGGTTGAAGAGACATCCGAAGTTAGGCCGAAGTCACGCATATTTGCTGAACAGCCACCTGTAAAAAGCGCACCCACCAAAGCCGAATTGGAGCAAAGAAAGACCAACAAAGAGCTTTCGGAAATAGCAGCCGAAGCGCTGAAATCCGGCAAGGTGAAGATCACCAAATGCCCTCCCATGACCTACTCTGATCCCGAAGCCGTCACGCCAAAAAGTGGTTGGGGCAGCGGTGGCAAGGGCAATGATCCACACACACGAAAATCAAAGCGACTTCGCAAGGCAAGAGCCGCTTCTTTGTCCGCACGAGACGGTGAAAAGGCTGATGGCTGATGCTCGTTCCATAACTCGTTCGCTAAGGGGCCGCTGGCATGGTTCTTACGGCATGGTGTGTTGTCCGGCGCACAAAGACAAAACACCCAGCTTAAAGGTCAGTGATGGACACAATGACATCATCGTTCACTGCTTTGCCGGATGTGACTGGCGCGATGTTAAAAAAGAGCTCGTCCGCCGAGGATTGATCGAACCTTTCAAACCAAATGGCTTGGTCAAGCGATCGAAATCGAGGCACAGCCGTTTGGCATTTTCGCTTAAAAAACCGCCTGCTGAACCGAACCCGACGCGTCAATCAGCGCTGAATATCTGGAACCAGGCACAAGTTGATATTATTGGCACTTTTGGTGATCTGTACCTGGTCAACCGAGCCATCGGCTTGACCAGAAACTTGCCGTTTTTACGGTTTCATCCTGCTCTGGCTCACCCCGAAACGCCACGGCGGAAATGGCCTGCGTTGATTTTCGCCCTTACAGCTCTGGATGGCTCATTTGACGGTATCCAACGCATCTACATTGATCCTTACACTGCTCAAAAAGCATCGCTCAAAAGTCCCAAAATGACGCTTGGGACACGGCATGGATCAGCTATACGGATGGGTGAGCCGCGCTTGCGAGACGGTTTCTTCGATGCGCTGACCATAACGGGTGGTCCTGAGGATGGGCTGTCTCTGCTTCAAGACGGGGAGGAACCGGTTTGGGTTTCATGTGGCGAGTATCGCCTTGTTTCAATAGATGTTCCAGCGCCATTGCGACAACTGACTATTGCCGGCGATAATGATGAGGTTGGACGCCAACGCGCGCGCCAGACGGCAGGCAATTGCAGCCAGTCGGTCTTGCGGGGATCAAATGGCGCACCAAACATCACAATCCGATTTCCGCCTGATGGCTATAAGGACTTCAATGCCAAGGCTGTTGCCGAAATGCGTCGGTCCCACCCCCCATAATTCCGGGCGGCCGGAGCGTTTGCGCGCTCCAAACGACGGGCGAAAGTTGGCGCTCACACCCGTCAGATGCACCGATAGATAACATCTCACCCGGCTCGCTTTCGCAAGCATGCGAGAAGGTGACTGATTCTCTGAAAGTGCTCCAGTGCGCGCCAAGCTCATTCCCATCCGTTGCGGCCGTTGTGCCGCGCTTTTGTTCAAAGCTGGACACCACGCCATCGCCGATGTTATCGAAATCAAATGCCGCAGATGTGGCACCATCAATCATTTGAGGCCACCTGAGCCCGTTTCGAAGCGCCAGCTTGAGCGCACATCGCTACGGAGACAATCGTGTGGCTCTACATCCCTCAAACGGCCCAAATGACACCTTCAACATCATCGCGCTGTGCGCTGGCGTTGGAGGAATGGAGCTTGGCCTCAAAATCGCAGAACCCGACAGCCGAACTGTTTGTTTCGTCGAGCGGGAAGTCTTTGCCGCGTCCCTTCTCGTGGCACGGATGGAAGACAAGGCCTTGGATCACGCGCCTGTCTGGGACGATGTCAAATCCTTCGATGGCAAGCCATGGCGTGGCCGCGTTCATTGCATCACTGGCGGCTATCCCTGCCAGCCCTTCTCCTTTTCCGGCAGGCAAAAAGGCGCAAAAGACCCGCGGCATCTTTGGCCGGATATCGCGCGGATCGTCGATGAAGTCCGTCCCGAATGGTGCTTCTTTGAAAACGTCGAAGGCCACTTGTCCCTGGGTGCCGCCGAAGTCTTCCAAAGCCTTCGCAGGATGGGCTACACGCCTAAAGCGGGCTTGTTCTCAGCGCGAGAAGTTGGCGCATCCATGCACAGAAACCGGCTCTACATTGTGGCCCACGCCAATGACCGGGACCTACGGCTGCCAAACCCATCCGGAACTGTCACTAAAGGGACTGAGGTTTCGCAACAATCCAAATCAGGTGGGCACTCAATATTCGCTGGGGAATGTAGCTCGCACGTGGACGCTCATGTGGCTGATTGTGGAAGCGTTCGGTGCCCGACCGACGACAAACTTCAACTGGAAGCATTCCCGCCCGCTCCATCTGAACTTGCAGCCTGGCGCTCGGTACTCGACCGGCGAGCTGATCTTCAACCCGAACTTTTCGGACTGGATGATGGGGTGGCCGATCGGTTGGACCGCACAAGGGCAGCCGGTAACGGCGTTTGCCCCTTGGCTGCAGCAAATGCGTGGCGCACTCTCAAAGCTGCCCATTTTGGTGGCTGAAGGTTGAAAGGCGACGATTGAGCGCGCTTGTTAAAACTTACTCATGGCCGCTTCGATGGCTCTTTGAGTGGGGATCAAACCCCACTTTCTTGCGCTCTGGAAAATTTTGTAATCCAAAATCAAATGTCAAAAAAACAAAAATGAACGTCACGCTACATCGGCTCGTGCCAAAGAACTGGTTGGTGGGCCCGGAGGGACTCGA